CCCCCTTGACAATATAGAATATCAAAATGACCCTATGCTTATAAAATCACATAGGGTCATTGATCGGATTATATACGCTACTTACTATACTGATCGTCTATGCTGTCCGATATCTGCTGGTCTTGTTGTTGCTGTTGTGCCTCTTCTGGGTCTACTTCCTGATCATCTGGAGGAGCACCACCGCCATTAGGGTCGTTAGGGTCTCCACCACCCATCTGTGCCATCTGATCTGCCTGTTCTTTCTGTAGCACATAGTTGGTGTAGGTAGGATCAAGTACAATATCCCCATTGTCCAGAGGTGGCATGTCCTTTTCCTTACGAATCTCATTGATAGTCTTGAAGGAGCGTACTTGCTTATCGGTAACAGTAAGCTTTTCAGTCTCCGACTCCTTATCCAGTCCTACAAAGTTGAATGTGTAGTCGGAGCCAAAGCGCCGTATGATAAACCTGTTGATGACCGACTCTATGAACCTTAGTAAGGGTCTTAGCCCCTTATCCTTAGAGTTCTTTAGACGGTCTTCAATACCACCCTCACCTAGACCACCACCACTACCACCACTACCTCCACGGTTAGGGAAGTTAATCTCGGCTGGGTCGATCTGGTATACAGCACAGCAGATATTGATCAGGTAGTTCATCCACATTTCATATTCCATCTCACGGTTCGATTGGGATACGTTAATGTACTCCAAACCGTCAACGGATACTACCGGAGTCTTCCATGCCCCTGTCATACCTGCGATTTGAGCTGTCCATTGCCTACGGAAGGCATCCAACTGCTCCTTAGAGATATTCTGACCCTTGAGGTTCAAGATACCCTTGGTGGTACCCCCTTGAGAGAAGTAACGTGAGTTATACTCTTCTGCCCATAGATGTGACGTCACCTGATGTATAAGAACCTCTAGCTCTGAAAATCCATATGGCTGGATATTAATGTCCGTGCGTGGGTTACGCACAGCAAAGGCTAACTCTTTACCAGAGAACTCCGCTATAGGAGTACTGTTGTTGATCTGAACCCAGCGTATGCCATCCTTGTCCACTGTAGTAGGATGGATAAACCCATCGTCATCAGCATTATCCTGACTAGAAGCAGCACGAATAGTGGCAGCATCTACAGCATGTATCTCTGCCGGACGTCCAGCCCTATCAGGCACTATTTCAAAGGTCAACTGGTCGTATACAAGAGAATCCCGTACCACCTTACGTAGGAAGGAGTCAAAGTTATCCCTTGATGGGTCATAATCGTATCCGCAGTTCTCCAAGAAGGACTCCATAGCCATGATGATACGATTCTGATCATCCGTAGGGTTAGCCTTAGGATCACGTAGGGTAATCTCGAATCCCACCCCATCCTTAGAGTACCTAGCTGGCTGGGAGAACGTGGACACCTGATTGATCCTAGTGGTAACGATAGAAGCTATAACAGAGTTGCGATTCGACATCTTCTTTAGAGTATCGAACGTAAGAGAATATGGCTTGTCCTTATATCCCAAACTCTGCACTAGGGCAAGAGGGTCTTCTATAATGGATTTAGCTTCTTGTACACGCTCAGACTTAGAGAGGTTGTCGCTAATGTCTGCCGTGTTATGGGTAATCGAAGTGGTGCCTAATCGAAGCGACCTAAACAGATTATCCATCAGTCCCATGGTAACACCTCCTTAGTAAAAAATCTCTCACTAGCATAATATCAGTGTTGGAGCAAAAATAGCATACACGTAGTGTATGCCACCCTCCTACTATTTCGGGTTAATGATGAGCTGTTGTTCTGCCTTATTATCAGCTCTAGTCTGGTCAGACTGACCATACCTACTGTGCTTGCTATCCTTTTTCTTTTCCTTCTTATTGTCCTTATTCTGTGACTCCTTGCGCTTCTCGTCCTCTTTCTTACGATCCTTAGCGCGTTGTTTAAGCTTCAGCTTATATTCCTGCATCTGCTTATCAGTCACATGATGTACCCTACCGTGTTGGGACTCACTCTCTTCCTCAGCACGAGCCTTAACCTTCTTACGGGCACGCTTATCCTGGTTAGCCTTCTTCTCATTGTTATCAGCAATATCCCGTTTGCGTTTAGCATCCTCACGCTCTTGTTCCTCTAGGATAGTCTTTTTCTTCTCTTCCTCGTTCTTCTTAGCGTGGTCTGCAAACTCACTACGAACCCACTGCTTACGGGTGACGGTATGACCGTCACGCACGTAAGTAATAACCTGTTGAATAAGACCATCCCGATTGTTCTTACCCTTCAGTAAGTCAGCACCCTCATCGGTGGTTACTAGCAGCAACATATGTCTCACCCCCAGTTGATAATCTCGTACTCATCTAAGGACTTCAATACGTCATCTGAGCTCTTTCCACCTTCTAAGAAGGTCTTAACTTCAGATAAGTTGATCGTATGTTCATCCCAGCTCTCCCCATCCTTACCAGTGTCTACTACTGACAGTATAGGCTTTCCTGAGTCATCCATTTCCCTACGAACGAAGCTACTGTCCCCGAATGCCCATTCCACTCCAGGCTCTACGTTTCTAACGTCTCCCACACCCTTGAGCTGTAGGAACTGTCTCAAAACCCTAGCCATGTTCTTGTTACCAATTGTGAGCTTCATTAGGCTTTCATTATTAGCTTCTCCCTTGTGCTTATCCATAAGCTCTGGATGCTTTTCAAATATCTGACGTAGAGCGGATACTTTGTGCATATTATCCACATGGGAGTGCTCAGACTTTATACGGTTCTTCATTATAGGGTGATCGCTGTAACCCTTAGCCACACTATGTTTTAGCTCAGGGCTCATACTGTCTAGGAAGTCCTTTACAGACTGCCTGTGCTTCTGGGAGTCATCCATACCAGCCCTCTGTTCAGCTTCATGCCCATGAGAGCTAAAGTTTTCGTCTAGGTTCAGTACATGTGGACTGGTTTCAACGAACTTCTTAAGCTGTTGCATATTACGCATGTGCTTGATAGGGGCTACCTTGTCATTAGGATCGACCTCCAGTGGGTCAGCTTCAGCGATGCCATGTTGCTTCATTAGGCTGTATAACTCAGCCCTGCTCATGGACTTCATAACACCCTCAATGGTGTTACCACCCTTTTCAGCTCTGGTCTGGGTGCTACTATTAGCCTTAGGTTTGGCAGACACACTAGGCTGGTGATCAGGGTCTTCCATATGGTGGGGATTGTCCTTCAGGTAGCCCTTAAACTTCATCATATTATGCATATGCTTAATAGGATGAGCTTTGTCGTCTGGATTAGCTACCTTAGGGTCTTGATCTGCTATGCCAAACTTGGACATAAGCTGATACAATTTCTCCCTATCATTCTTAGCAAAGTTGTTAGACCACTCGTTGATACGATCCGTACCTTCCGAGTTCTTATCCTCATGGGTAGGTAGGTGCTCAGCCCCAGCCAAGTGAGGATTCTTGTACAAGTGCTGTTTAACCGCCTCAACCTTATTCTTGTGTAGAATGGCTGCATGGTCATTGTGCTTCCACTCTACCTTATGATCCATCAGATGTTTATACTTCTCGTCCGTTGACATCTGCTTCACATGTTGATCTATGAAAGCCTTCTGATTGGCGTTATGCTCAGCTACAGGCTGGCCAGTGGTGGCATCCACCCACTGCATACGGGTAAATGTCGTACCGTTCTTACCATGCACTTGAATAGGCTTCTTAACTAACTTAGAGGTGTTAAGGTGACCCATAGACTTCCCTAAGTCAATATATAGACCCAAAGACTTGTCTACGTCCTTCTCAGGCTTCAAGGTGCGGTATTTCATATTTATAGCTCTATTCGTGTTGCGCTCATAGTCGTCTGATAGTACCTCATGGTGGAGCCACGAATCGTCGTGTACAGTGCTGCCGTCTTCACCCTTCATAAGACCTTCTCTGCCTTTAGGGGTGACGGTTACAGTTGGTATGACCTGTATTACTTTACCAGCCATGTGTTAACCCCCTATTCTGCCAGCATGCTCCAAGCTTAAAGAGTGTATCTCTTCATGAGGATGATCACTGCTATTGAGCGTTTTAACTCCATACCATGAGTCCTTGCCTGTAAGCATAAAGGCTTTTCCTAAATGTCCATTACCGTTCACGTCCTTGAATCGGGCACCATTATTATCCTTAGTACCCTTAAAGTCATACTTATTGCCATCATCCAGAGCGGCAAACTGCCAAGTATGCTTAATGTCATTTATGCTCTTGTACCCGCAGGATTCTAGGGTTTCTGTAAGGTCTAGTTGGTTCTTAGACACCCACCTCTTCAGTTCATCCCTAGCCCTGTCAGCCATAGACGGATGAGCGAAGTCGAAACCTTTCTTAGCCCAAGCGTACATGCCTACTGAGATATTGGCAAGCAGGTTAATATGAACCGGATTACCACTACCAAGGTGTCTCCACAAGGCTTCCGTACGATTGTACAAAGTCTCTGCCATACCCTTGCCCTGATATTTCTTCTCAAGCTCCAAGGTATGATTTTCCACATGCAAGCCATCTTCCTTACGGGTAACTACCCTTGTGACACTACCAACTTTATTACCCTTGGCGTCTTTAAAGGAGAACCCCACATCAGCATGGACATAGCCTTTGTCATGATAGACTTGCACATCGACCATGGTAGCCTTCCAGTGCCCCTCAGGGTGACTAAACACATCCTCCAAGAACTCCACACTAGCACCCTTGAATAGATTATTGAAGACCTTATCAGCCTTAATACCCTTTCCCTTGGTCGATCCATACTTGCTATCGTTAGAGCCTCTATTAAGCTCATGCTGGGAGCTGTCAAGCTCTGTAGAGAATACATCTGACACCTTGCTTCCCTTAGTCATGTTAGAGAAGTCTATGCCAGCACCTTCACCTGAACGCTTTGCTAGCTCTTCATCAGACAGCCCATGATCAGTGTCCTTAATATGAGGTGGTGCTATGCCCTCCCTACTAGGGTGATCTGTTTCGTGGGGCGCTAAGAATTTCAGATGATCCCTTATATGACGCATAGGAATCTTGTCAACGTGTTGCATAATATGGTTTCTTAGGGCAATTGGGGACTCATGACCTTCGCCATCCAAACCTGTGGCATGTGCCATTTTGACCGCTTTGTCCTTATGATCCCTTATATAATTTCCCACAAGCTCATGCTTCTGCATAACGTCCAATCTGCCGATACGTTCCATGTGGGGGTCTTCATGATGACTACTGTGCTCTACAACAGGTTGGTTGTCACTGGGGTCTACCCATTGCTGTCTGGTAAAGATTTTACCACCTTTACCATGAACCTGAACTGCCCTTTTTACCAGCTTGGTAGTATTCATTGTGCCCTTGGCCAGATCTATATAAAGATTCATGTAATTCACCCCCTAGCGGAATGCTCTGTAAAAATAAAATAAGCCATGGATTGCTCCATGGCTTACAGCACGTTCCTCATATCAGAATGCTATTGGCTCCAACTCGGGTACAGTTTCATTACCAAAGTCCTGCCAATCCTTGATCTGTGGGTCAGCTGATAGATCAGCCTTAGTCCAAACTAGATCCTGGGTACGTCCTGGGGTAAATACCGCTTGCTGACCGTTAGAGTTGTCTCTAACGATGAACTTAGCGGGAGACCCATACTGCCCATTCCATTTAAGGAAAGTATAGCCAGTGGATTGATCTGCCATTATTTCATACCTCCTTTGAACAAGTCCATTTCTACGCGCTTCTGCATAGAATCAGACTTCCCCATAGTGTTGCCTAGCTCTTTCCGTCCATTCATTTCTTTTAGG